ATTCAGTGCGTTTTTTCTGCTGCCCTTATCTCCATAACCAACCGGCCAACAAGACCAAAGCTCGTCAAACAACAATGTCCGATCCTGATCGGATGTATTTATAATGGTCTGTTCATTGGTCTGTTCAATGGTCTGTTCTTTGCGGGTGTCCACTTCGGACACCGTTATGGTAGCCGGTTCGGACACCGTTATAGTAGCCGGTTTGGATACCGTTTCCACTTTGGATACCGTTTCCAGTTCGGGAACCGTTATGCGGTAGGTACATGGCGATGAATAGCCGCCAAGACCTTCTTTTTGTAGCCAGCCAAGATCAACTAATTGCTTTGTCACCTTGCTGATAGTTTGCTCGGTGTAGCCGCACTTGGCTGATAACGCTTTGCGTTTTGGGAAACAAGTGTCAGTGTTTTTATTGCGAAATGACAGCAAAGCAATTAAAACGCGCAGCTGCATTTTGGTTAGCCTGTCATCAAGACAGACTTCAATTGGGACAATAGAAAATAAATTCATTACTCTACTCTCTGCTTTTCTCCTCTCTTTTTAGATGCTGGCTCCCCGTGGGTGAGAGAGAAGGCAACCAATTCAGGGGATCAATCCAGAATCGGGAGCCAGCGGAACTAATTATAGCAAGTTATTGCCATATAAATGCACTTTTTTCCTCTCAAATACAACTCCATCAATCATAGTCAGATACAGTCTGCCATTGCATTCGATCATCTTGAAGTGACCTGATGCGTATGCTTTCACTGGTGTAGCCAGATCAATGCCCTTGCGAGGCAGGTAGACAGTAAAGATGTCATACCTTGTGCCTTTGTAAAGTGCTAGGCGACCTGTTGGCCGATACTTGTCTGGCTGCATTGTATTTAGACTGAGCCACGGGTCTTGTGACCTGCTTTCGTCTTTGTCCAGGCTGGCTGTCCAGTCAATGGCATACCCTGTCTGCCTCATTGTTTAACCCTCAATCTTGTTGTTGATGCGCTATTGTAAGCACACTATTTTTGCAAAGTAAACTCTATTTGTGCTTGCTTGGGCGCACCATAAGTGCTTAAATGTGCGAACACACAAACCAAAAAGAGGATATAACAATGATACACAAAGAAATCTGGCAAACCTTGTCTGCTATTGATTGCAGCCAGCATGTAGAAAAAAAGAACAACTTGACCTACCTGAGCTGGGCTTGGGCTTGGGCTACCTTGATGGAGCATTACCCAGAAGCAACCTTTGAGTTTGACGAGCCAAAGGTCTTGGCTGACGGAACCATGATGGTGTTCTGCACTGTCAGCATTCAAGAGTGCAGCCGCAAGATGTGGTTGCCTGTCATGGACTACAAGAACAAAGCCATCAGCAACCCCGACAGTTTTGCCGTTAATACGGCAATGATGCGATGCCTGGTTAAGTGCTTGGCTTTGTTTGGCCTCGCACATTATATCTACGCTGGTGAAGATGTTCCGCAAGCTCATAAGCCTGACCGCAAGCCTGATCCAATCCTAAGCCAGATGCTACACGCCTGCACCAACATTGATGAGCTGAGAGCCGCTTGGAAGTCAATGACACCTGACCAGCGTGAAGCCCACGGTGATGTGCTGGCAGAAGTCAAAGAGCGTCTAGCATGAGCCTGTCACCTGATAGAGAAGGTAGGCTGACTGCGAGCGTTTTTGCGTCAGCCATAGGTGTTGGCTATGACAGTCGCCAAAAGCTCTGGAGGCAGCTCACAGGGCGCGAGGAACGCTTCACAGGCAATGCTGCAACTGAATGGGGATCGGCCAATGAAGTTAACGCCATAACAGCCTATGAGGTGCATACAGGCGACATCGTGCAAAGTGCAGGTGGTAAGCAGGGTTTCGTTATATCACCTACCCACGACTGGCTGGGATGCACTCCTGACGGTTATGTCGGTAGTGACATCGTTGTCGAGGCCAAGTGTCCAGCGTCTATGAACTTGTATGGCAGAGTGCCGGATCACTACATGCCGCAAGTGCAGGGACAGCTTTTCATAACTGGCCGCAAGCTGGCTCACTTTGTGTGCTGGACACCGGAAGGTTTTGAAGTACATGAAGTGCCTTTTAATGACCAGTATTGGGACAAGTGCATGACCGCGCTGTCTGAATTTTGGGTTTGCTGGACAAAAGACGTTGAACCACCGAGACAAAAGAAAGTCATTTTACCAACCGTTGAGACAAGGAAATTGATATGAGCTACGACAACACAAATCGCGGAGCAATCTGGAAGAACGAAAAGAAAGAGAATGATAAGCACCCAGACTTTAAGGGCGACTTAAACATTGATGGCGTTATTTATAACGTGTCGGCTTGGAAGCGTAAGCCAGATGGAAACCCAAAATCGCCTTTGCTGTCCTTTTCTGTCAGCAAGCGTGAAGTTCCTCAAGAAGTTAAGCAGGCTGCAATGCACAGTAATCACGGCAGGCAGGCTTCTAAACAGAACACTCCTGACCCATTTGATGACCAGGATATACCGTTCTAGGAGCTAACATGGAATCGAACACGTTTGTAAAAGTGCAGGCTGCGCTTGGCTACGACAATGCAAGGATGGCTGCTGAGATCGGGCTGTCAGAGCGAATGGTGGTTGCTATGAGATCGGGCGAAAGGCTGATTAGCATTAAAACCGCATCAGAAGTTAAGGCTGCAATAAAAAGGCAAATTGAGTGTTTAAAGGTGTTGCATAAGTGCGTTAAAGTAGGCACAATTAAATGACACACACAGCAGGAGGCGCACCATGCGCGAATACATAGCAACAGAAACATTTGTTAAGTTAGGCATAGAGTTCAAGGCGCATTTTGACCTTGTAACCGAAGATGGTTACGGTTGGCTTGAACTGACAGACGAGTATATCAATGGCAAGCGTGACTACTTGCCGCCTCGCGTTGAAGCCAAGCTCTACCATCTGGCTCAAGGCACATGGAGTGCTATAAATGAGTAACTGGATGTTTTGTGAGTATGACGATGATGGCGAGATGACAAACCCTGAGTTTGTTGCCGCGCCGGATGATTCGATGTGGTGGGTCGATGGCGTAGGTGCATGTCATGTGGTTAAGGAAAAGTGCCGCATCTTGGGCTACCCATCTCGAATAGCCAGAGTGCTGCACCCAGATGAAACATAACCAGCATTTTATTGAGTGGATACTGCACCGCATCAGGTGCAGGAGTCTAGAAGCCCTGCTATCAGCAGGCAAGGGAGGTGAGTGATGCCAACGATGGCTTACGTTGAAAACATTGTGTTGATATTGGTGGCGGGTGCGCTGGCGTGGTATGTGTCGCCGTGGTGTCTGCTTATCTTGGGATTTTGTAACTCTCGATCAGTAAGTAAGTAAGGGAGGGAGGGAGGTGAGTGAGATGAACTATTTAATAGCAACCACAATCGGCATTGCACTGGGCTACCTAATTGGCACTCACGGCACACGCTATCAGCGCAGTGATGACATCCAGAAACTGATCGACATTGACAAGTCGCAGCGCAAAGCTGATGGCATACATAGGGTCGGTGACATGCACACTGAGTACCAAGCAAACGAGTGCGGAGCCGGAAGGCCGCGTGAGGTGGCAAGATGAAAGATGTCATTGACACAGTGACTAGGATGAAACAGCAGCGGCAAGCTGAGGCAAAGCGGATGCTTAAAGAGGCAAGCATTATCTGCGGTACGATTATTGTGCTGGCTGTCATCATCATTGTTGTTGGCATGAGGATAGCTTAATGTTAGACAGTGAGTTTTTGTTGTACGCTATTAGTGAGAAGGTAGAGCAGTCGCGGATCACTGGCCTGACAACTGGGCTGATCATGGAAGCAAATGCACTGGCAAACAAGGTAAACAAAAATGAACACCTGCCTGACCTGTGCCGCATATCGGTTTCCGAGTAGCAAACCAGCCATGTTCTGCCCGTTGGGTTATGAGCAGGTAAAGATGCACTACATCGTTATGCCAAAAGATACTTGCCCAAAGCCAGAAACTCATGTTGAGGCTATGGCACTTTACGAGGAGCATAAAGCTAATGATGCGATATCAGAAAGAGAATAAATTAGCCCGTGAGATTCTGGAGAACGACATCAAGATGTATCTATCAGCAGGTAATAAGATTGATGTTCGCAAGCCTGGTGAGTCAATGCCAGTAGATGGGACGAATAGCTGGCCTGCCGGTTTTTATAATGAAGACAACATTATGTTTCACAAAAAGAAACCGAGGCCAATTAAGTGAAGTTTGTCACCTACCCCTCTGGAAGCGTCCTGTGCTGCGCTCCACACGATTCTGGGTCAATCATGGCACTATGTAGCGACTTGCACCTATCGTTGCAAGAGCGTCACGATAAAGCCCAGCAAGAGGTGCAGGAGATACTTGATAGACTAGCCGCCGGACAGGAATAACGCCCTTTCTGCTTCTCTGCGTCTTACTAAGCCATTGAGTACCTTGCCGCCAGCTTTAGTCCACTTCAGGAACTCATCTGCTGCGCCATCATAGTCAGAACGGTTATACTTCATCCGCAGGGTTGATGAGGCTAGATTCCCTAGTCCAATGTTGAAAGCAAGGCTCGTAATTGCGTCAAGGTGGCACTGATTATCAGCAGCAGCAGGACATAGTCGTAGTACCCCATCCGAAAAGCGTTGTAAATCCGCTTCAAGTAAAGCGTCAATTTCGTCAGCATTCCAAAGCCTATTATGTTCTGCGCGTAGTGGATAGCTGGCTCTCTCGCCGGTTTTAAGCCTAGCCTGATCTGGATAGAGTACTCTGCCATAGCCTATCGTCCAAAGGTCAGCAGGACACTTGTAGGGCTGATTGTGACAGCCCTCAAATGATTTGATCAACTGGATGCCAGCTTCGGATATTGTCATTTCTTGTTGAATGCCTGCGACCCGAACCAGAAGCTGATGATTGCGGCCAAGATAGCCATCTCGTCATCAGAGAAGACCATGTCCATCGCCTCAGCAAACGCCACGCCTGTGCTGTACGCGTACCAAATGCCTGCTATGTCAACGACCACCAGCAAGGCTACGAAGATATAGGTCACAACTGGTCGGACGCTACTTCTAAGGTTGATTACCCAGGTACTAGCCCCTTCCCCAATTTTCATATCGTGCTTGTACATCCCAAGCCTTTCTTGGGTCTGGGTCTGCATAGCGATCTGGTCACTTTTGATCTCTTCTACGCGAGCTTGGGCAACAAAGCCCTCCTTAGCAAGTGCCAGTTCGCGCTCACGGTTAGCGGCCATCATTGCCAATTCGTGTTTTTTATCGCCTCTGTCCTGAACCATCGTAAACACGTTATCTAGAATTTTTGGCACACCGCCAGCAGCAAAACCGAGCAGACTTGATACTAAACTTAACATAACTGTTACCCCAAATTTATTAAAATGCCGATTATTAATGCTAACAATGCACCCACTAAACCGATTATCACAACAATGGTCAGAGTGTTTGCAATAAACTTTCTCATCTTCCTGCGCTGGTTTTGGATTGCTTTAGCGCGAGTGTCTTTAATTCTTGACCTGTCTCGCATCATTGCCGTGTATTCTTCTGTTCCCCATCGCCAGACAATAAGCTCACGCAGTTCCTTCTCTTGCTGCTCGATTTTCTTGCGAGCTATCAGGGCTTGCATAGCCTCCTGCTCAACACTGCCTTTGGCGATTAGCTTTCTGAATAGCGGCGGGTCTTTAGCTTCTTCTTCCGCGTTCCTTACATCGCTGACGGCTGAGAACCAAGTACCGAGCTGGCCGCCCATGTCCTCTAGCTCACGGCCCATCTCAATGCCCTTTTTGAGGACTTTGTAGGCAGACGTAGCTATGGCTAAGGCAGAGACTGGGTCGAGCATTATTCGTTACCACCACCGAATTTTGCCCACGCTCCGAGCATCAGCAGACCCAAAACAAAAACAGTGCCAGCGCGAGCAATCGTCTGCCAGACGACCTTCTTAATGCCGCGCCAATCGGTAATCAGTGAGCGCAGATCTCGGACATCGTCACCAGCTTCTTCATCATGTAAACCCACTTCTTTTAATGCTGATTTCATTTCTTCTCTGATGATCTTACGCAGTGCGCTTTCTTCGATGTCCATAATAACCTCAGCCAAATACGCGGTGCGGATGATCAGGTATTGTAGCATTGCCCTCTGCGTCCACCACAAACCAGCCAGCAATATCAGCCAGCGCAGCCTGTATCTCAGGGTCAGTTGATGCCTCGGCTAGGGCTTTAATGTCATGTGGCGTAATCAGGTTGGCATGAATGTACGGGATGCCATCAGGGTTGACGATGACTACCTCGTCTTTGCTGATCTCACCAATGTAATCAAGGCATCCGCAGTCTGTTGCGTATACAGCACCGTCACCAATGGGTAAGCCTTCCTCATCGTATGTTTCGTAGGCAATCGCAAGGACGCCAAGTTTGACGCCCATATCCAGAAGCTGCGAGTAATCTATTGTGCGTAGGTAGTATATGTTCATCGTGTGATCGCCTGAAGGTTTGCACTTGTAAGAGCCTGCGGATAATAGGTTAGGCGTTTGATGTAGCCGTTGAGCTGTATACTCCCGCCTTGGTTGCCTATTTGTAACTGATTCACAACCGGCAAAACACCAACGGTATCAGTGGCAACAGCTCCCCCGTTTAACGAGGCCGCAAAATCATTAAACTTGTATGAGGCTGCGTATTTATCATAACTAGTAAATGATGGGGTTCCTGCGTCCAGGTTTGCTTGCGTTACGCTTGCAGTTGTTACTGCAAACTGACCTGCTGTTGAGTTGTAAACCAAAAGGCGATCATTAGCAGTGGACACATCACTATTTGCTACAACTAAGGCTCTGCTAGAAACCGCTCCGTAGCCATCAACAAAGAAAGCCCCCTCATCCTGTCTAAACCAACTACTAAAATTCACCCCCGTCATCACAGCACTGTCAGCCAAGCGAGTGACTTGTGAGGCTACTGTGGGAATGTACGGTGTGGCGAAGGCTCCGGCTTCTAGTTGTGCGCCCCAGACAATCACACCGCTAGAGCCATCTCCTGCTGAAACTGCTTGCCAAAGTCTCACTCTAAACGCTGTGCCAGTGGTCGTGCAGGTTAGCGATATGCGTCTCCACCCGTTGCCAATATTTGTAATTGTCGCAACAGGCGATGTGTAACTGCCCTGAACCGCTGCGGCAGTGCTAATAGTTGCGGCGGCCAAGTCAAAGGTAACGGTTGCTTGATCGAGAACAGAGTTGTTATTTCTAAAATTCAAAACCACGCTGTTAAAACCTGCCGCCTTTACAAATATAGATTCGGTATAGGTTCCAGCAGCAGCAGTAATTGTTTGCCCTAAAACAGACGAGCTTGAAGCAGAGCCGGAATCAGGAACCCATTTTCTAGCGGAAGTCCCTCCCATCAAATCTATTGATACGTCTGCTGAAATAGATGATGCTGTTTTCGTCCACGCCGCATTCGTAAAATCCTCCGAATACGTCAGCAAATTCGTCCTCGACTCCCAAATACTCCTGCCCAAACACTCCCCCGTCACAGGGTCAAACTCACGCGGCCATTCGTTTGCAGCAGCGGTTTTAAGTTGTCGCTGGTAGCGGGTGATGGGTTGGGTAGTTGTAACTGTAGGGGCGGTAACGAAAGCTCTAGTTTCTATTTGCGCTTGCCACAAGATCAAAGTTTCTGTGTCCAGAGATACCGCGTTACCACGAACAGCGGCAAGACTATTAGCTGCTGCGGTAGCTCCAAGAGTAAAATCAAAAGAACAGCGATACCAACCGCTGCCAACATTGGTCAAAGTAAGATTTGATGTAGTGCCAGACTGATTGATAATTGTCCCGCCGGTTAGGTCAACAGTAGCTCTGTGAGACGCAACACCCTGCGCGGTATAACCAAAATCAAATATGTCATTAGTCCCCGCCTGCACATACACCGAGATGGTATGAGTCCCAGCCGGAAGCAGAATTACTTGGCTGATTTGTGCAGTTATTCCATTTGCGCCAGCCGTAAAAGTATCCGCAGTGGTTGTGCCATCGGGGGCTACTGTTGTATTCGCAGTAATAGTTGAGCTTGTTTTCGTCCAACTCGCATTATCAAGCGTCTGCGATTGCAGCAGCAAATTCTCCTCAGCTTTAACCACTTCCTGCCCGTAGTATGTGCGTGTGCCTGCGCGGGTAAATGTAATTCTGGGATCGACATAGATGCCGTTGACCAAATCAAGGTTTAGGCTCGGAAGCAAATTTGGGAAGTTGTTAGCCATGATTAACGCCTCTCAAGTTGTATAATTGCAGCATGGTCAACAGTTGTGATATAATCATGCTATGAAAATTTTTGACATTACCCAGTGCGAACTTAAAGCCGCGCTTGACTACAACCCAGATACTGGCGAGTTTGTATTTAAGCCCAAACCGCTTGTTAACACTTATGATAACAGGTGGAATCTCCGATATGCCGGAAAAGTTGCTGGCTCCATATGCAGAGGCTACTTGGTTATAGTTCACAAGAACGCCCATTTTCAGGCTCACCGGCTGGCTTGGCTTTATGTCTACGGATACACGCCTGACATTATTGACCACATCAACCACAACGGACTTGATAACCGAATATGCAACCTTCGTGAAGTTGATAGAAAAGAAAACCCCAAAAACAAATCTATGCCAGAAGATCATAAGCATGGAGTTTTCGGTATAACTAAGCGTTATCGCCGATGGCTTGCATACATCAAAGTCAGCCGAAAGAAAGTTCATATTGGCTCCTTTGAAGATTGGTTTGAAGCGGTCTGCGCCAGAAAATCTGCTGAAAACCGCTATGGATTTCATCCTAATCATGGATTAACCTCCAAGCACTGAATAACGAATAAGCCACACTATTGACATATCGCTATTCGTGTCGGGATCGACCGTAAGTTTAAGGTTCGTGCCGTCTGTCGTCCGACTAGCCAACGTAAATGTCGTTGTACCAGCAGCCAGCCCTGTAGTAATCGTCACATAGCGGTCAGCGTCTGAGCCATCACCGACAATAATGTCATGTGGTGTCGCGCCACTTACTGTGCCTACGATAGATTCAATGTAAGCATTAGCCGGCAGAATCGCTTGGTTGACCCCGCCGATGTACTGAAGTTCATTTGTCCCAGCCCATGTGTTAGTCCATCTGACCTCACGGGGTTGTGATACAGGGCGACCAACGACTGTTGCGCCTGATGCCGGTAGCAGCGCGTGATTCTTGTTGCCTGAGCTGTCGAGGATTTGGCCGGTGTCGGATTGTGCGTTGCTGGCTAGGAGTTCGGAGGTTAAGCCGATTTGTTTAATTGAAAAATTATCAACATAAATTGTGCCTGTGGCTGCCGTGTTGCGAACAATCTCAATATCAGGGTTTGTAGCTGTTGCGGTATAAACAAAAGAAAATTTTGTATTTGCTGACGCAGTAAGGTTCTGCCTAAGCACGCTACTGACATTAAGAGCAAGGTCACCAACATACGTTCCTGCCACCGTGTCGGCAGTAATTAGGTACAATTTACCCAATGTTAAGCTCAGTGTCTGTGAATCAACTATTCCCCCTCCCGCGCCTGTTATATTCACCTCTGCCCTACCTGCCGCATCCCATGATAAAGATGCAGATGCTTTCGCCGCCCATCCTGTCGTGTTGCTATCAAAGGTTGAGTTTGAAAACAGTTCAGTCTGACTCGCCCCCCGATCAGCCAGCGCAACGCCGTTGATGCTAAGGTCGAGGACTTCTGCTGCGGTTAGGGCGCGGTTGTAGAGGCGCGAGGTTTGCAGGGAGCCTGCTGTGCGGGTTGTGGTTGTGCCGTTGACGATTCTTGCAGAGGCGTTGTTTACAGTTGTTGGAGTACCTGCCGTGATAGATATTGCAGTTCCAACAATCACACCATTACTGTAGAAAGTAACAGAGCCAGCAACAGTCGCAGTTTCTCTGACAACAACAATCATCAGCTTTGGATCAACATTCGTAGCCGAAGCCAAAGCCACGGTTGAGTCACGATTGGTGGCGTTAATTTGCAACCGCACAATGCCCGTAGTCAGCAGCGATAAGATATACCCATTCGTGCCATCGTGCTTACGGTCTAAAACAATGTCAGCAGTAGGTCGCGTAGTCGGAAGCAACTCGTCAAACTCAAGGGTAAAATCATTCGTCCCCATGTCCAAGTTAATGTTATCAAGCTGCTGAATACCGCCCACCGTTGCTGATGCCGTCATCTGCACCGACACAGCCTGAGCCAGCGGATTGAGCCGAGCATTCAGCTCTGTGCCGTTGTAGACCATTGACGTACCAGTAACCGTTGTTGCTGTCATGCTGGTCAGTGTTGCACTACCGCCGCCGATGGTTACGTTGTTAGGGTCTTGGTAGGCCATACCGCTTAAGAATTGATGCCTTACTATGTCCTGCGGAGCTGTACCTGTTTTTGATCCGCTGGTAAGTCCCCCGCTATTATCTACCTCAACCACCGAGCCATTAACAACAACATCAAGGCCGCTTGCTGATATTGCTGCCGCTGTTGCCGCACTGGCTGCTGCTGCTGTTGCACTATTAGATGAGTTGGTAGCTTGAGTTGTAGCTATCCCAGCCTGTGTTGTAGCTATGCCGGCCTGAGTTGTTGCTGTTGTTGCGCTAGTAGAAGCAGCACTGGCTGAAGAGCTTGCAGCAGAAGCTGAGTTGGAAGCATTTGTCGCACTCGTAGATGCAGAGCTTGCAGAGGCAGATGCAGCAGCCGCCTGAGTAGTCGCTGTGGACGCACTCGCAGCAGCGTTAGTCTCACTTGTCGCTGCATTGCTGGCACTTGTTGCTGCATTGCTGGCACTTGTTGATGCATTAGACGCTTGAGTGGTAGCAGTGGCCGCAGATGCCGTTGCAGAGGTCGCACTTGCTGCCGCATTTGTCGCACTGGTAGATGCGTTGCTTGCCTGGGTGGATGCTGTACTAGCAGAAGCAGCGGCATTCGTTGCGCTTGTCGATGCGTTACTTGCTGATGTGCTTGCGTTGCTCGCTTGGGTTGTTGCAGTCGCAGCACTGGCCGCAGCGTTAGTTGCTTGCGTAGAGGCCGTAGACGCGCTTGCGGATGCGTTGCTGGCCTGAGTTGTAGCAGTAGCGGCACTAGCAGCAGCAGCAGTCGCAGAAGCCGCAGCAGCCGTTGCAGAGGCCGCAGCAGCAGCAGATGTTCCTACCCAGTCACTTGTAGAGGATGCAGGAGTGTCGCCAATGGTTGTTCGCAAAGCCGTGTAGAACACACCATCAGGGCCGACTACGTTCTGGCCGACTGTGTAGGTGACGGTTGATACATACGCCAGGCTAATCAGCACCCAGTACGTTGGTTCTGTTAGCGGGTTTTTGTTCAGGTTTGCGTTCTGCAAAGATTGATACAGCAGGTTGTCGTATGTAATTACTGAGCCTTCTTTATAGGTTGTGCCTGCGTTCCACTCAACAGAGTACAGAAACGTCCACGATCCTGACGTAGTTACTGGGTTGTTGTTGACGTTACCGTTGATCAAAGAAACATAAAATTCGCCGTTAGAGCCTTGCACAACATCGTTGGCGTTATAGTCCTTACTGGCTACCCAAGGGTTACCAAAGGTAGCAGCCGTTTCTCCTACTGGATCACGCACAAGTATCTGCACACCAGCCGAGGTTGCCAGTACCGCCTTAGCCACGCCCTGGAAGAAGATGTTGGGTTGCCGTCCAGCCGCCGTCAGAATTACAGGGTGAGCATTAGGGATGGTAAAGTTAACATCCGCAAAGGTTGTCTTTGGCGTTGTTGTGCCAGTTTCAAAAAAGAATATTTTACCGTTAACCAGTGGATCACCAGCATCGTCAAAATATTGTGTATCTAGATCGCCGTACCGTGCCATCAGCGTTACTCCTGCATGTCAGTTGCTTGTTGCGCCATTACTCCAGTCAATGCTGCTGACCGCCTAGCAAACGATGGCTCTACAATTTTTTGAAGCTCGTTTCTTAATACACTTATACTGCCGTTTTTTAGCAAAGCCTCAAGTCTGGCTACATCCATACCTGAAGCCAGAAGTATATCACCCGCCTTAATTAATGCGCTCTTGTAAAGCTCAGTGTTTCTGCCTTGATTCATGTTGTCTATTATACCAGCGACTTCGTTTGATAGCTGTGCTGGGTTGCCAGAAACCATTTGAACGACCTGATTTATTGCCCTTTTTATTCCCGTTGGCCCCACCAGATTACTTAACTGACTCGCCTGTGCAACTGTGTTTGAGTTGCCTATTACGGCGTTGCGGGTAATTGCAAACTCAGACTCTCTCTTCAAAGCGTTTAAGAACTGCTCTCCCTGCTCTGGCGTATCAAACAGAGTAGCTAGTTTTGCTGCGTCACCGTTTTTGCCAAACAAAGCCATTACCTGATTTCGATTCATGCCCGTGTTATTAATTCTGTTTATGATTGCGTCTTTGGCTCCAAGCACATAAGCATTACGCTCTTGACCAGTCATCTGTGATGTAAGCGGGTCAGCTAATCTGGACACCTCGCGACTTTCTGTTTTAAATATTTCTCTTCCAAAGTCAGCGGCATCCTCAACTGCTTTTTTGCCTGCGTAAAGATTTCTGGCAGCAGCGTAATCAGGTATTTGAGCATCAGCCTCTTTCACCATCTGATTCTTGAACCTTATTAAGATTCCTGCCTCATTAGCCCTGCCATTGATCATCAATGATTTTATCTGGTCATCCAAAACCTTTTTGGTCTCGTCAATGTAGTCAAAGGTTCCAGCAGTCTCTCCGAGTGCAACGCGATCAAGCACACGACCTTGTGCAGTTCCAAATGCCCTGCCCAGTGATGTGTCGCCCTCAAGCAAGGTTCTCAGCCTGCCTGATAGTGCCAATGGCTGCTGTGCTGCTTGTTGATACAGAGCCGTTATTTGTGGCCCTAAAGTAGCATCAAGGTTTGTCAGATACTCATCAGCACTACCAGCATTCAGGATATTTAACGACTCTGATATTCTTTCACCAGACTGCCGCTGCCTTTGGTTAACGCTTGATCTTGCAGCACCAGAGATTCCTGAATCAATGTTCATCGATGCTCTAAGCACTTCTCTGAATGCTTGATCAATGTCAGCAGGCAATGCATTCGGCCCCAGCATTCGATACTGCTCAATCGCCTCTCTTGGAGACATTCCTGCCGATCTTAATGAGTTGGCTAACATCTCTGCCGCAATATCCGTTCTGACGCTTGTTAGGCTTTTTGCCATATTGTTAAAATCGGTCAGGTTTGTGAATGCATTTGTTACGCCGCTAATTAACGGTAATGCACCGCCGCCACCAACAAGCGCACCAACAACGCCAGCGCCAGGCAGACCAGTCTCCTGACCTATTTCGCTACCAATTACCGCGCCAGTGGCTGCAATTGCCTCTTGTGCTGGAGTCGTACTTGCTAACGACCCAGCAACTCGCCTTCCTGTTCCAGCTATTTGAGGAACAAGCGGAGCTGTTCTTCGGTACGCCTCTCTGACCAATCCTTGACCGCCAACAACAGCAGGTATTGCCTCGCCTATGCCAGAGACTATTTCCTGACTAAGCCCAGGCTGCATGTACCCAGCCGGTGGAGCCAGTGCGCCAACATCTTCAAGCGATCTTTGCAGTGATGGGATTTGTGCGCCAGTTGGCCTTAGAGCGTAATTTAAACCCTCAGTTATGAAGTCAACACCCTGCGTTACCCCTCGCGCAGCAGCGTTGCCAAACTCCATCACTGGCCGTGTGCCAGGTATGCTATACAAAGCACTGGCAAGAGGGTTGGCCGCTAATGACTGCTGGAACTGCTGACCCCTTGTTTGCTGGGGCGCTGCTGCACTGCCTCGTAATTGCTGATACGCCTGTGCAACAGTGTTGTAATCCTCTGTGCCTTTTTTGTCTTGGTTATTAATGAGCCACTGAGCGTATGTGTTTACGTCACTCATTATTAGACACCCCCGCCAACAATTGCATCTGCACGATTTAGTA